AACCAGTCAGAATATATCGAGTCAATGATAGAATGTGATGTTACGTTTTGCTCTGGGCCAGCAGGATCAGGTAAAACAGCTTGTTCTGTTGGACTTGCTTGTGACTGGTTGTTAAATAAAAAAATAAATAACATTGTAGTCGCTAGACCAGCAATTGAAGCAGGAAGAGGATTGGGTCATCTTCCGGGTGGATTGAATGAAAAGGTTCACCCTTACATGATTCCAGTCTTAGAAGAAATGAAGAAATACTTGGGTTTAGACACGTACAACTCGATGAGAGCAACAAAAACTATTGAGGTGTGTCCATTAGAATTTATGCGAGGTCGCACATTTGATGACTCGTTTACCATTCTTGATGAAGCACAAAACGCCACCTACGAACAAATTATTATGTTTATAACGCGACTAGGTATGCACTCTACAGCGGTTATTAATGGCGACCCTGACCAAACAGACCTTAAAAGAAATGAGGCTGGAGCGTTTGATCGCCTAATGGACGAACTAGATGATTTAGAAGGTGTGGGAATCTGCGAGCTTGAGGCTTGCGATATTGTCAGAAACCCTATCATCGGAAGAATCATGGCTAGAACTGGCGGTAGAGTATAGTAATAAAGGGTGGTTTTCTTATAGACTGTGGAAAGCCACCCTGTTTTCCCACAAATTTACAATTTTTAAAATTTGATAAACGCTCTAAAGTTAATTTTCTTGTGCGTTATCCTTTCTTATTGACTATAATAATATAATTAATTGACTTAACGTACACTAGAAATGGAGTTAAAATGCCACTTTATGACTTTGAATGTGAACCTTGTGCTTACTATACTGAAATAAGGCAGGGTTACAACGATCCTTCTACTCTAGAGTGTCCTCATTGCAATAAGCCCACACTTAAAAAAGTTTTTATTACAGCACCGTACATAGCTGTTAGAGGCGAGCCAGAAACAGTAAAACATCTAGCTGAGAGAAACACGCAAAAAATGGGAACGTATGAGCTTCAAAGCAAAATGAAAGAAGATAAAATAGAGGAAAGAAATGCAAAAAGAGAAAAGGTCAAGCTAAACAATAAAATAAACAACATGACACCTCAAGAAAAAATAAAGTGGATTGAAAATGGAGAATAAAACTAGTTGTAGAGATCACCCTCATCACGCTACTATTACTTTTAAGATCGACATAAGAAAAATAAATAGTGATGGCAGTCTAGATCACATGCCTATGGGCAATAAACTATTGAGGAAATACGGAATTTCTAATAAAGCTCAATTGTTGGTAAGTGGAGTTGATGAAGCTGATTGTGTTAGAAAAATTAAAGAAAGGTTAGGTAGATTAAATGGCTAAAAAAGTTTTACCAGAAGAATTACAAGAAATGCAGAAACAAGGTATGCAGATGTTTGCCCGTTATCTTGAACTCAACAAAACCAAAGGCTTAGAATCTTGGGATGTTAAGTTCTCACTGAATGACTACTCTATGAAGTCAATACTAAAAGCAACATCCAATAAAACATTTGCAATTAATTCTTGGCTTGAAGACAATCAAGAAAATACAAGCAGTCAAAAGTATTGGGTTCTTTGCGGTGTTTCAGGAATTGTAGACCCGTTTAACATGAGTCCAAGTTCAAGAGATCAAAGACTAAAAACATTAAAATTTAGAAAGGTCAACGAAGATACTTACAAGAATTTTCAAAAGTATCTTTCAACAAAGAATACGTTATATTTTACTAAAGCTAGAAGAAGTTCAATGGAGTCACTATGAAAAATAAAAAAATGAAAAAAGGGCCGCTATCTAACACTGAAAAAGCAAAGATTGATAAAATGCTTCAGAATGGAGACGACGTTTCGACTATTGCTGATGCTACTCGACGCTCAGAAAACATCCTTAAAAAATACATCGACTCTGTTGCCGCTCCAGAATCAAGTGTGGTTTCAGAAGTTGTTTCTGAGGCAAAACCTGAAGAGCAAGTAACTGAATCTGAGTCGCTACCTCGAACTAGAACTGCAAGTCTGTTTGCTAGAAACGAAAAATACGGAGTGACTGTCATGACAGAACAAGCGTCCTCTGCGGGCGATGAAAGCAGGCACAAGAGAATCAATACTGGTACTCATAGGTATAGCGAATGTACTACAACTATTAGGAAAGTCAAGAAATGATAGAGTCGTCAGAATTTCAAGCTCCATTGGGAGTCCCTGATTCGTACTTTAAAAGTTACATAAACAATCAAGTTAACATATCTTGGAAAGTTACACTTACAGAAAGTGAAGACCCTAGTGTTTACAAAGTTGTTTACGGAGATTACGAAAGACCCAACTCGGTCAATCCTTGGATTAGATTAAAAGAGTATTGTAAAAAACATGATGTTCTTCCTGCAAAGATACAGCTACATATGTTTGGTGCGGAAGAAAAAGTTTTCTTTGAAAACGAGAATGGTTTGGACGGGGTTTGTATCATGAGGGGTGCGGCTAAAGATCAACTCATGGACGGTTCTAGCTCTACGCTTTATCAATCTTTAACTGTTTTGCTGTTAAAAGATGACTGTTCTGGAATAAATGTTGCTAAGTACATTTGGCCTCACAACAGTTTTGAACAAGAAAGTTCTGAAAGGGACTTATCTTATGACAACTTAAAGGATATGATTTTTAAAAACGGATCAGAGAAGTTAAGAAATGAAAAAATATCGCAGTATATCTACGGGAGAGCCTTGTAATGCCGCACAATTTGTAGCGGAAACAGTTTGTATCAGGAAACGCGAAAGAGAGAATAAAGGTAGCCTAGAATATAAATTCTGGAGTAAATCACACCAAGATGAATACCAAACTCAAATCAAAGTAGCGTGGAAGCTGATAAAAAAATTTAGCGAACAGGCTCTCGTAAGGTATATTAATAGCCCCAAAGGTAAGAACGTTTACTCTTTGGGGTTTCTTCATAAAAGTGGAAAATTTGTTCTGCCAATTTATTTTGTGCGGGATGGGGTGTCAAAGTGCTATGATATATTACAGAAAGAAGCTCTGGCTGAAAAGAAAGAGGTAGAGTTCAACGAAGATAAAGAGTTTAAGTCTAGAAAAGGTAGCTACAAAAAAAGTAGACTATCAAAAATAAGGAGAATTGATGGCGACAAAAACAAAGAATAAAGATGTTCCAGCGTATCTAAAAAAGACTGTAGATAAGTATGGTGACATTATCAAAAGCGGAAACAAGGTTTTAGAAGAAAAGTCGGACTACAAGGTTATTTCTATCAGTCCCGCACTAGACATAGGCTTGGGTGGAGGCGTAAGAGAGGGGTGCTGGCTTACTTTAACTGGTGACCCTAAGTCTGGAAAAACAACCACGGCAATGCAGATCGCTGCTAACTGTTTGGCAGAAGGTAGAAAAGTAATTTACATTGATGCCGAGGGAAGGCTGAAAGATTTAAACTTCCAAGTCACAGGTTTGACTCCAGACGACATGGTTGTTATAGCCCCTGTGGACAAGCCTATATCAGCTGAATTGTTATTGGAAACAGCGTACAAACTGCTTTGCGATCCAGAGTATCACGGTGCTGTTTTAATTATTGATTCTGTTTCTTCTCTAATCGCAGAGAAAGAACTAGATGGAGACTTTTCGCCCAAAAGAGCAGGATTGCCGAAGATACTTTCCATATTTACTAAAAAAGTTGGACAGCTATTGCCTAATCAAAGAGGTTTGATTATAGCGATTACCCACTTTATTGCTAATACGTCTGGCTTTGGAAAGTCTAAAATTTCAGACGGTGGAATTAAAATTCAGTACCAAGCAGACACTAGACTGGAAATCGCTCATGGTGGCGAAGGCAACCCTGCTGTAAAACCAATGGTTGACGACAACGGAAAACAGATAGGTCAGAAAATTAACTGGAAAGTTTTGTGTTCGTCTATGGGGCCACCCGGAGGAAACATTCAAAGCTACATTCGTTATGGTCACGGAATTGATAAAACGCAAGAAGTGATAGAACTAGCTTTAGACTTAGGTTTGATTGACCAAAGAGGTGCTTGGTTTAACTGCGTATTTATGGCTCAAATGCCGGAAATTGCAAAA